AACCAGCATGATCGGAGTAATCACCAGCAGTGGTAATAGCACCGAAATCAGTTGGGGCTAAGTTATTAGCATTAGGTCCAGGTCCAGCTGGTAAATTGACAGGTCTAACTTGAGAAGTAGAAACACCGTTAGTGGCAATACCAGTAGCACCAGTGTTAAGACCAGCTTGTTGTAAGTATTGAAGATATTCAGCATCAAGAGCATTGGTTCCGACGAATGGGAAAACATTAGTGGAATCTTCAACATTGGAGAATACAAGTTGAGAAGCATCAGGTAATCCTTGGCTGTTAAGAGCGTAGTATCCAGAGTCGGCATCGAAATCATCGGTGTAGTTGTTCCATTGGTTGTAACCAAGTTTAACAACATCGTCTCTTTGGCATACCCAGATAAGTTCTTTGACAGGGTGATTTAAGTTCAATTTTACCTTTACGTTGGTATTAACTGTACTTTCATCGCCGGTGAATTGTAATTGTTCAATTAAATATTCATGGGAAGTTTGGGCAAATCTTCTTCTTTCATCGGTATCTAAGTAGATATAGTCAATGAATAAAGAAGCATATTCTAAGGAAGGAACACAGAAAGCATCTAAGTTTCCAGAAACGGAAACACCACAACTGTTTAGGGAACCTCCAGTGGAGACGTAACATTCAGCTTTAGGTCTGAATTCAAGTTCGATTTTAACTTCGTGGTATTGTAAAGCAATAAGAGGAAGGGAAAGACCTGGGTTTCTGCAGAACCAGAATTGGAAAGGAACGTATAAAGTGGTTGCTTCAGTTCTTTGTAATCCGGTACCAGTAAGGGCAACGGTATTACCAACCATGTTATCATAACCAGATTTTAATCCAGCAGGAATGGTAAGTTCATTCCAGATGGTAAGCCAATCACCGTATTGTTTATCAATTCTTTGACCACCGATTTGTACTTCGACAGATTTAATAAGGAAATGTCCAATGAAATTAACCCATCTGAAGAAGGCAGAGGAGACAGTAGCTTCAACTCTTGGAAGAGTGACTTGTAAGTAAATTCTGTGGATTAAATCACCGTTTCTGGAAACAGTGCAAGTGACTTTTTTACCGAAATCAGCAGTACCATTGAAAGTTTGTTCAATGGCTTCCATAGAGAAGTTAGTATGTCTTCTGTAGACAACTTTGAAGAAAGTGATTTGAGGATTTCCAGTAAGATAAACATCTTGAGCACCATAGGCTACGAGTTGCATAAGACCGCCAGTCATTTTATAATCTATAGTGAGAAAAAAATTTTGAGAAAATACGAAATAATTCTTTAATTAATTTAATTAATTTATAGTTTTTTAGCTTTTTTTTTTTATCATATAAATATATTTTTTATCTATTTTTATTGTATAGTACCAGTAAAACTAATATTTATAATTATATGAATAATACATAAAAATGATATTTAAATTATTTCTTAAGATTTTCTATATTCATATTATCTTTTATAAATTCTTCTATATCAATTTCTTTTTTTATTAATATATCTTTATTTTTAATAAATTCATATTTATTATTATTTATTTTTTTTATTGTCCAACCATCATTCAGAGCATTACAAATGAATACCATCTTTTGTATAATATTGTAACTTATATTTGAATTTGAATTTGAATTAAGAGAATTTCTATTATTTTCTTCCATATTAAAAAAAATAAATAAAAAATAAATTTAAGTTATACTTATTCAATTTAAATACTTAAAGTTTATTTTTTTTTAATACTTATAACTATGGTTTCATCTAAATTAAAACATGATCCAAAAAAGATAAATTTAAATTACGATAATATGACAATTGATGCCAAGCACAATGAAGTTATTGAAAAATTTAATAATGATAAGAAAATTATTCCTAAATTAAAAAAAGAATTAAATGAATTAATAGATGAATATAAAAAATCTAAAGATAATTCTTTGAAAAATAATTCAGACTATATTATTGAAAGGAATTTAAAAAAAGATAAAATTTTAAAATTAAAGAATAAGATCAATAAAATTATCAATAATGAAGAAATAAATAATTATTATTTAAATGTTGGTAATTTATTACATGAATATTATAAAAATATTGATGATTTAAATAATAATATAAATAGTAATCATATTGAAAATTTTGAAGAAAATTTATTAAATTATGACAATGATGTAAAAATAAAGAATAAAAAAAATCAATCATCAGTTATTGATTTTTTTAATAATAGAGTAAAAGATGATAATGAAAAAGAAGATAATGAGAATGATGATAATGGTGAAAATAATTATACGTCTATGAAAATAAGTGATTTTATTCAAGAAGAATCAAAATTTAAAAAAAAAAATTTCTTAGATGATTATTTGAAAAAAACAGATATAAATTATATTTCTAATTTTAAAATTGATACTAAAATTTTCAAATGTAATCAATGTAATAATGAAATGACAATTTATCCAAGTGATGGAGTTCAAATTTGTAGAGATTGTGGAAATCAAGAATATATAATTATTGAAAGTGATAAGCCTTCATTCAAAGATCCACCAATGGAAATATCATATTTTAGTTATAAAAGAATTAATCATTTTAATGAATGGTTAGCTCAATTTCAAGCTAAAGAATCAACTGAAATTCCAGAAGAAGTATATGAAAAAATTATTGCTGAAATTAAAAAAGAAAGAATAAAAAATTTAGAGAAATTAGATACTAAAAAAATAAGAGTTTATTTAAAGAAAAATAAATTAAATAAATTTTATGACCATGCAGCACATATATTATATCAAATAAATGGAATATCACCACCAAATATGAGCAAAGAATTAGAAGAAAAATTACGATTAATGTTTAAAGAAATACAAGGACCATTTATGGAAGTTTGTCCAAAATGGAGAAAGAATTTTTTAAATTATTCATATGTCTTACATAAATTTGTAGAATTATTATCATTAGATGAATATAAAGTATATTTTCCATTGTTAAAAGATAGAGAAAAATTACATCAAACAGATATGATATGGAAAAAAATATGTGAGAAAATAGGATGGCATTTTATAAAATCAATATAATTAATTTATAAATTCTTTTATTAAGAAATATATTTAAAATATTTAAAATATACTTTTTAATTAAATATAATAAACTATACTTTTTAATTAAATATAATAAACTATACTTTTTAATTAAATATAATAAACTATACTTTTTAATTAAATATAATAAACTATACTTTTTAATTAAATATAATAAAATGTATATTCAATATTTTTTTATATTTTTTATAACTGTATTTAGAATTACTAATAGTTTTGAATTTAGTTATTCAAAATTTAATTCATTATTACATGAAAAAGAAATTAAAAATTGTTTCCATAAATTATTTAATAATAATATAAATAATGATATAAATAATAATATAAATAATAATATTAAAATAGTAAATAATATTAATGAAAATATGAATTGGTTTTTAGACTTATTTGATATTTATTGTAAAAATGAAAATATTAATTATAATAAAGTAAGTTATTATAATTTTTTCAATGATAAATATATCGAAAAAGAATATAATATTATTGAAGATTTTATGATAAATTATGGTAGAACATTAAATCAATTTGAAAAAGATAAAATTGGAGTAAAGAATATAAAATATAAAAAAATTAATTTAATTATGCATGTACAAGATTATAATAATTTAATATTAAAAGATAATGAATTTATAAATACTTTTGAAACTATTGAATTTCCTGAAATTGATAAAAGATTAATTAATAATTATATTATGAATATGGTTGATTATTATAATTATCATAATGATATATTATTAATTAACTGGAAAAAATATGATATTTGCAAATTAGATATAAGAAAAATAGAAAATTTAATATTTAAAATACATAATTTAATGATTTTATCAGACAAAAATAACAAAAATAACAAAAAATTTGATAATATGTATTATGAAAATTTTTTAAATAAAGAATTAAAATATTTGGATACAAAATATTATGATAAATAATATTTAGATACAAAATATTATGATAAATAATATTTAGATACAAAATATTATGATAAATAATATTTAGATACAAAATATTTAGATACAAAATATTATGATAAATAATATTTGAAATTTAAATATTAGTAGGATAATAACTCAAATAAGGGTAAGGATAGCTACTGTAAAATTGATAAGGATATCTATAAGGTTTTCTATAGATAGGATATTTATAAAATGTTAAAGGGTCAGTACCTGTAGATAAATAATTAAAGGGTGAATAAGAATAAGTTTGAAAAGTTTCTAAGTCATTGTACATATTTAAGTAGCAAAATGAGCAAATAATTAATAAAATTAATATTGTAAATAATATATAATTATCCATATTAAATAATAATATATTTTTTTTTAATTTATATAAATATTTATATAATAAATAATTATATGATATATGAATTAATTTTATTAATAACAGTTATACTTATTTTGTTATTCATATACTTAATAAAAAATGTAAAAAATAGGTCAAATCAAGAAATTTTAACTTGTTTTAATAGTAGATGGGGTTGTTGTAATGATAATTATACACCAAAATTAGATATTTTTGGTTCTAATTGTCGTGGTTTCTAATTTTAATTTATTTTATTTTATTTTATATACTAATTTTACTAATATATAAGATATAACAAGTGTAATAAATAATATTATACCTTGGATAGTTAATTTATTTCTTGTTGAGTTTTCATTTTTATTATCATCTTTATCTTTACCTAAATAAGAGAATATTCCTGCAATCACATATTTATTAGATGCTAAATTATTAGCTTTGTTTTCATTAACATATTTTTTAGAAAAAATATTTTCATATCCATTTATATTCATTAAAGTTTTAATAATATCCATTCCAATTAAGTTCCATGATGGTGAAAAAGTACTAAAATCATCTAATTGTTCTTTTAATTCATTACTAAATGTATCTCCAGAGAATAATCCATCAATTCCATATTCTTGAGAATATGAATATTGACCATATAAAATAGCCATTCCAATATATCTTAAAAATCTAAACATTAATAAGATTAATGGATAAGCATAGAAATAACTTGTTGCGAATATATAGTTAATAACCCAAACAATAGGAATAATCAAAATAGCAGAAGCACCAAAAAATCCACTAAATATATCTTTTTTCCAACCTTTTACATCTTTTAATTTTTTAGAAAATATTATATAAATTAAGAAAATAATAAAAATGACTACTGTTGTTTTTATGAAAACACTTTTTAAATTTTGTACTTGCGTTTGATTAGATGTAATATTTCCTGGTTGTTGTCTTCCATTATCATCAATATATAATTTTAAATCAATATCTTTTTTACCATAATTATTTATATCTGCTGTTGCGAAAAATGGAATAAAATTATAGAATATATATAGAAATACACTAATAATTACAAATATACAACATACTATAGAAATATATAAAGTCGGACCTGTTGATTCCTTATTAATAACAAATAATGCTACAGTTAATCCATATATTAAAAATATAAAAATCATTAAAACACTATAATCTAAATTTTGAAATCCTGAACTAATTTTTTCTAATATACCGTCATAACTATTTGTAATATTATATAACTCTAATGCTGATAAACTACCACATACATTTTGTACAAAAAATAAACATAATATTAATACAGGAATAGCTATTCCAAATCCCAATGATACATAATAAATTAATGTTTTACTAGCATTTTCTTCAACTAAATTCATCATATTTGTTGCGACATCAAATGATGAGAAAAATCCTTGAATTAAAAAATAAATACTCAATAAAAATACAATATACATAATGATTTTTATATTTGAAAATTTATCGAAAACATCTTGTACTGTCATACCACCATTTAATATATCAAATTTAGATGAGTCATATGTTCTATTTCTGGCAAATGCTAATTGACATACCAAATATTTAATAGTATTTACGATTTTTTCTTGATCATCATTATTTTTACAAGCACTACTAACATCACTCGCAATGGTTGTTGATTGTGCTTCAACAGAAGACGGACCATCACAAACAGGATTGATATTTCCAGTAATAGTATCATCATAATACTGATTAGGATTATCAGGTGTTAATAAATTAGTTGTTTCAATATTAGCACAATTTGCTTGTAATAGACTTTTAATTGTATAAGCTGAATTTGCTGTATTTGCTTTATTTGCTTTATTTTTATCAAAATATCCCATATTAGGAGGTATTGTTGTTGGTTGTGTTTCATTGTTAAATAAATTAATAACAGCATCATTATTTATAGGTTCATTTACAACTTTAACCATATTTACTATATATATAGATTTAATTTTTATTTTTAAAAAAATATTAAAAATAAATTAAATTAAAAAATATTTAAATTTAAAGATTTATGGATTAGGATTTTGAGGATTTTGAGGATTTTGAGGATTTTGAAGATTTTGAGGATTTTGAGGATTTTGAGTAGAATTTACATCATTTTTATTTTTTTTAAGGTTTTGAGGATTATTAGATTGAATAGATGGTTTTATATTACTAAAAACATAATATAGTATAATTAATGTTATTATATATATTCCTTGAGTTATAAAATTATAATAACTTGGATTAATTGTTAATCCATAAAATGTATTATTATATAATTGTAAAATAGGTTGAGAAATAAATATATATAAAATAATTTTAATAAAAAAATCCCATAATTTTAATAAAAAACTTTTTTCTTCTTTATCTTTACCAGATATTTTATCATAATTTTCTATAAAATATTCATCATCCATACCCATACCTATGTATTTCATTAAATAACTTTTTTCACTAAAATTTTTTAAATATTCCTCAAATCCTTCTATAACGTTAGTTTGTTGATTATTAGTTTGTTGATTATTAGTTTGTTGATTATTAGTTTGTTGATTATTAGTTTGTTGATTATTAGTTTGTTGATTATTAGTTTGTTGATTATTTGATTGTTGATTATTAGTTTTAACAGAATTATTTGATTTTCCGTCATTATTTTTAGAAGATATTCTCATGAAAGTTGAAAATAACCATGAACTTGTTAAAGGTCTTCCTAATAAGACATATGTTGAAATAAATCTCATTAAAAGGATAAATATATTATTTGATTTTATTCTTGTATCTCTGTTAAAATAATTAAATGAAAAAATATTATAATTATATCCATATAAATTATTTTCTTGAATATTTTTAATAAAATAAACAATATATTTTTCACATAATTTTTTCAAATACATTTTTTTATCTTCATCAATATTTTCATCATCCAGTAATGATTCAATTGCTATTTTTACATATGATGTATAATCATCATTAAAATTATTTTTAATTTTATTATTATTTGTTTTATACATATTTGTTTTAATGTGTAATGTTTGATTAATTTTTTGTAATAATTCTAATGCTTCTTCTTTTTCATTATCAGTTATTCTTTGATCTTTTATAAACTTACTTAATTCTTCTATATATTCATAATCACCCTTTTCATTTGTATTATAAATAAATTCTTTATTTTTATTATTCTGATTTTGAGTCTGATTCTGATTATTCTTTTTTAATTTTTCTTCAAAAAATTTTTCTAATTGAATTAAAATATGATTTTTATCTTTTGAATTTTTTTTTAAACTTTCTCTTATTTTTTGTAATATTTCTTTATCAGTATCATCCATTTTAACAAATTTTGGTTTATATCTTTCTAATAATTCATAATTAATTCTCTTAACACATTTTAAAAATATTTTATAATGTGTATCATCTAATTCTTTTTCAATATAAAATTCATGTATAAATGAATTAAAATTAAATTCTATAGGCAATACATAATTAGCTTGACAAGTAATATATTGATTACATGTTTCATTAATGCCTATAATTGGTATAGGTTTTATTTCTTTATCTTCATAACTATTATTTCTTAAATTATCTAAAAATGTTCCTAAAAAATAATTAAATAACAATGTTATAAATGGTGCTATTAAATTTACAATAAAATCCATAATTTGATCTTTATTTTCTCCTATTTTAAATACAGTTAAATAACTATATAACATTTTTCCACTTGGTAATTTTAAATTATATCTTTTAACTACTTCATTACTTACATTTTCTATATATGTATTATATTCTACAAATCCCGTCTTATTACTTAATGATACACTTAATTTATTATATTTATTGCTACTTATTGGAAAAGTTAAAACAATTCTTAATATGAAATTAATTATACAAAAACTAACGACACAGCTAATAAAAAATAATGAAATATGATTTAGTTTATTAAATAATATGAAAAATACAAAATAAAAAATAACTGATAATATAAAAAATAATATTCCAGCATAAGGGAAAAAAGTACCATATAAATTATTAGTAAACATATATAAACTAAATAATGAAAAAGCACCAATCAAAAATCCTGTTAAACCTAAATTATACATTCTTGGATAATTTATATAAAATGGAATTAATAATCCAATAATCCATATAGATAATTGACTATAATTTGATTTTACTATAAAAATATTTTCAAATAAAAAACTTCTTTGTATTTTATTAAAATAATTTATTATATTATTTTCATTAAATGTTTTTAATTGTGGATCTTTTGATGTTTCATATAAATAAAATATCAATTCTTCATTAGATAAATTTGAAGCACTTTTACTTTGTTTTATATTTGTTTCAATACTATTTAATTTAGTACTCATCTATTAATAATTTAGAAATTAAATTAAAAAATTTAATTTGTTAGAAAAAAAATTTATATTTATTTGTTTATTATTGATTTACATTCCTATCATTCTTATTCCTGCAAATTGAGAACCAATACCAATACCTGTTCCTAATCTTGCTGCATCAGATATTCTGGGTGAATACATATCTAAAATAGCAAATGTGACAGCAGCAGTAATAGAAATAGCAATAATTTGATCAGCTTTTAAATTAGAAAAATAACAAGCTATACCAACTGCTAAACCTTCAAATAAATATTTTAAAAATCTAGTTAAAATTTCTGTAAAATCTATTGTATCCATTATATTGTATATACATATTTTATTTATTTTTATTTTAAAATAAATTAATTTATTTATTTATTTATTTATTTATTTATTTATTTATTTATTTATTTTCTATATTTTAAAAATAACTTAAAGTCAATTTATATTTAAAATATATAATGAGTATGTATTCACAAGAAGAAGATATTAAAGAAGATTTTTTAGAAGTTGATCCTAAAATTCCAGGACAAAACTTTGCTTGTTTATCATTTGTATCACCTGATAAAGTTTTAAAACAAAAAGAAACACAATTTATGACAAAATTTATTGAACATTTATTTAATGGTGAAGATCAATATACTATTGATATGAAAGATAAAATGATGAATAAAGAGATTAAAGTTGATTATGATACAATTAAAAATTTTTATGAAGATTGGTTATTTACAAGAAAAGACAAAATGGAATCAGAATTTTATGAAGAAAGTGAATTTAGAACAACTATGCGAGGATTGAAAATTAGAGGAACATATGATACACATAAAGAAGCAACAATAAGAGCACAAGTATTAAGAAGAAAAGATCCTAATTTTAATGTATTTGTTGGGCAAGTAGGTTCATGGTTACCATGGGATCCTGAATGTGAGCAAATTCAAGAACAAGAATATCAAGAAGAAATGTTAAATGAACTTGTTAAAAAATATCAAGAAAATCTTGATAATCGTGATAATATGTATGATCAATTAAAAGAAGAACAAATTAAAAAAGCAAGAGAGGAGCTAAGAGAGAAAAAAGCTAGACTTGCAGAAGAGCAAAAACAAGAAATGAAAGAAAGTACTGAAGAGGATAAGAAAAAAATTGAGGAATTAAGAGACATAGTTGATGAATCTGATAAACAATATTATGACAATATGAAAAAGGCACAAGCACAAAAAAATCAATCTCAAGTTCAAGAACAAAACGAAAATATGAATGATGTTTCAATAAGTGATGTACCAGAAACTGAAATGAATGAAATGAGTATTAGTGATGAACAAAATTTTCAATCTGAAACAATAAATTCTTTAGAAAAAGAAGATCCATGGCTTAAACAAAAAGAACAAAAAAATTAAATTTTTATATAATTCATTTTTATTTTAGTTTATTATAATTTATTAATTATAAATTATAATTTATTCGTTATTTGTTATAATTTATTAGTTATTGATTATAATTTATTAGTTATTGGTTATAATTTATTAGTTATTGGTTATAAACAATAGGTTTTCTTAAATCATCATGAGGAATATTTTCATAAGTTGGTTTTTCATTTTCTTTTAATTGAATAGGAGTTCCAAAATTGGAATAAGAACTTTCTAAGCTATCAAATCCAACTATTCCGTTCATAGAAGCTCCATTCATAGCAAAGTCATTATTATATTCCCATGTTGTTGGTTTTTCTTGAGATGTTCTTACAGTATTTTCAATATTATTTATTTCTGTAGAAATATTATTGTATTTTTTATTTAATTTATCTAATGAAGTAGATTTTAATTCATTTTGATTTAAATTTTCATTATTATTTTGAATTTTATAGAATTTGGATGTGTCATTAACATCTGATTCAAAATTTGGTACATTATTATCAGATAAGAAACCATTTGATGGAATTATATTTTTTTCAGCATTTAATTCGTTTGGGTTTTCTATAGAATTACTTAATTCATTTATTTTTCTTATAAATTCATTATCTGCTTTTTTATCATCTAATAAAAAATTTAGTGAATCATTTGATTGATCTTGAAAAGTTTCTTTAGTTGATTTTTTAGGTTTATTTTCAAAATGTTCTTTTTTACCTATATTGACTTCATAATCTAAATTTATAATAATTATATGAATAATAAAAATTAAAATTAATGCATGAATAAGTATTCTATAATTCATTTATATAATATAAGAAGAAAAAATAAAATTATTAACTCGTGTATATTTTAAAAATTAAAATTATAATTTTTATTCAATACATATTATTTTTATTTTAAATTATAATAATGAATATAAAAATATAATCATTATTTTAAATACATTATTTATGAAATATATTTATATTCGAATAAATAATAATATTCAATCAAATATTGATTTATTTCATATATTATTAAAAAATCATATATATTTTAATACTATTTATATTATACATAATTCTGATACAAATATATTATTTCATAATCAATTATTTTTTAATTTAAATAATATTATTTTTATTAAAAATTCTAATATAAAATCGATTGAATTTAATAATATAAAATCAATTGAATTTAATAATATAAATGATTTTATTAAATCATTAAATGAATTTAATATACATAGTAATATACATAGTAATATACATAGTAATATACATAGTAATATTTTCAATAATATTAGTGATTTGAATATTTTAAATTATAAATTTATATATAGAAATATTAAAGAAGAAACATATATCTACAATAAATTATTGAATAAAATAAATAAATATATATTTTATTATAATAAAAATCAAAATAATAAAATAATAAATTATTTTGAAGAAGAATATATTTATAATCCATTTTTTAATTTCTATAATAAAGATGATAATTATTATAATATATGGATTGATTTAAAAATAAAAAATATTTTTTTATATTTAACGATTATAAAAAATTCTTATGAAATTCATATTTTTGAAAGTGATTTATTATATTTAATTT